ATGTTCCCGATCTCGTCAGCCTGAACCTCTTTGGCCAAGGCCGTCAGTGCCTGCGCAGCCGCAAAGGTGATCTGCTTATAAGCCAATGCCGAGAGAGATTTAGAGATCTCTTTCACGTTGCTGCGAACGGATATATCAAATGCTCCAGACATCTCTGGTTGCTCACCTTTGTCAGACCATTCCATCTGGTCAAATACCATTTCAATCAGCGCTGCGAGGCGGCAGCTTGATATCTGCGAGACGGTCTGCCCAAACACTGATCTTCTTCACACCGATAGACCCAATGCCAGCGCCCAGCGATGCCGCCAGGTTCTCCGGCAAACCGAAGTAAGCCAAAAGCGGAAACGCACCCGCAGTGAGCAATGCGCACAGAAGCGCCTCAAGCACAACCTGCCGTCGTGTGCCACCGCCGTAAATGATGCGCAAAGCTGAAGTAACCAGTGAAAGTAAGGGTGCATAAAACACAGCTGCGTGCTGGCTCAGCCAGGCAAGCGCAGCCGCCCAGGTGATCGGCTTGTCTGGCATTTGAATATCTCGATTTCTCCCAGGCGGGAGTGTGGAAAAGGCCCGGCGTGACCGGGTATACGTTTATGCGGGATATATCTGAAGAAAGGGCAGAACGTTCCTCCTCCCCTTGCACTCGGCTTATGAGTCCAATCACTTGGACATAAACCAAAGCCTGAAAAGGGAAAAACCTTTGCTAGTCGTCACCAGAAGACTCAATGAAAGCCTGCGCATCAACGACAACATTAAAATCAAAGTACTGGACGTCAGGAACGGCTCTGTGCTTATGCGCATCGACGCGCCAGAACACATCAAAATCACTCAATTAGAGAGAATTCAACAATCAATAGGCGGTAATAGCAAAAGCAGAGGATAGAGAGCATTCGGGGAATTCTGTTGGCAGGATTTTCCGAAACCCAAATCCCGCGCAGAGGGATATATCAACTTCATGACATTGCACGGAATGCGGGATTCCCGTATATTTAGCTCATGCGCACAGTAATCGAAACACCAACGTTTCAAAAACAAGCTAGCAAGCTGTGGTCCGAAGTCGAGCGCGTTGCGTTCATTGACTGGATTTCAGCCAACCCACTTGCGGGCGATGTCATACCAGGCGCAGAAGGAGCTCGTAAGGTGCGCTGGAGTCGTGCAAGCTCAGGAAAATCCGGCGGGGCGCGGGTGATTTACTTCAACTTAACCGAAGAAGAAATCGTTCTGCTTGTTACGATCTACGCCAAAGCAGAGAAAACCAACATGAACCCCGCTGAAATCAGCAAGGTGGTGTGATATGCGTAACATCGACATTGAAACCGTTACCAAGGCCATTGAAGCAGATGCTGGTGAAGCGCTGCCCGGCTTGCGTCAGGCACTTAAGGAAGCCAAGGCGGGTATTGGTCGTATTACCACGCCCGAACAAATTCTAGTGCGCCAAGCGCGAGAAAGGTCTGGACTGACACAAGCAGTTTTCGCCGAGCGTATCGCCACGCCCGTGGCGACACTACGAGACTGGGAGCAAGGCCGCTTCACGCCGCCAGGGGGCGTGTTGTGCCTGCTACGCCTAATCGCCAAGCACCCCGAGTTGTCGCGAGAGCTGGCAACAAACTGACGCCAAAGCAAAGAGCCTCGGCAACCGAACTACGAAAGCAACCTTAAGCCCTAAGTAGCAAAAAACATCTAGAATTAAGGACGCAAAAAACCCGGCGGGGGCCGGGTTTCTTTATATTCATGAGCCAATTTGCCAAAGGCAAAACTCTAAACATGGGAAAATAATGCGCTCAGCCGTGCGGGAAGTCAAGCGGCCCGTTTCATCTTGTAAATTACCTCGCCAATCGGGCCCAGCGCTTTCACATCGAGGTCGTCACATGCATCGAAGCATAGCTGAACAAATGGCTCCCAATCACGACCCCATGCCGCGGATGGCAGCTCGACGTCGTACTCTCCTTTCAGCCACGCTCGAAAAAACTCGGGATTGATAAGGGGGTCAGGGCTGGAAAACTGCCCGCCCTGGTGCATGTAGCGGTATCGACGAAACACGCCTTTGGCGACAAACTCGGCTCGCTCCCTCTTGCTGGCCGTCATTCGCCCTACTCTTGAGCAGGCCACGCGGAACACCGCATCTTCCGCTTCTTCGCGGTCATCGTCGGTTGGCTCGGCCGCGTACATTGCATTGCCGAAGGCGCGTAACTGGTAGTGCAGGCGCGCTATCGCCGATTGGATGTGGCCAGCCAGGGCACCGTGGATTGCCGGATTGGCTGTTGGGCCGCGCTCAGTCTTCTGCACTACCACGCCAAGCGCAGCCGTATCAGAGGTCTGGCCGGGGGCCGGATTGTAAGCGCAGTCATGCCAGGCGTGCCGTGCGGAATTGATCCTCATGCTCCCCCCTTCCATTCTCTAATCACTGCCTGGTATGCAGTAGTAATGACCTTTAGCTCTTCGCCAATGCGTGTTACGCGCTTCATTGTTCCGGGCACGCTTCAATCCCCCGTGAAGTTGGTGCCGCCGGCACCGCGGCGGTTGTTCTCTTCGTACTGTTTTTGTGGCCCGCCGAGCCCCTGCCGGGCCGTGGCTATGGTGGCGAGCGCTTCTTTCAGGCGAGCGTTAAGCACCGTAACCACATCACTGAGTTGCAACGTCTGAAGGGTGTGACCGCAAACCCAGCCAGAGCCCAGGCAGTGCTGACAATCCATTTGGTGAAACACGCCTTGGTAAACGCCAGATCCACAGCACACATTGCACTCAACGATGAACTTCAACTGGCGACGGAAGCTGGGGCCATGCTCCTTTTTCATCATTTTTAAACCTCGGCCTTAACAAATTGTGGTTCTGGCTCGCAGGCCCCGCCGCTCAAGGCGTCTACGAGGTTTTGCGAATCTTCATATCTAACGCCTGTCTGCGCGTGAATCGCCTTGAAGCCACGCTCATCTAACCAGTTATGCCACTTCACCAGAGCCAGACGGCGCTGCTCTTTGGCCTGGGTGTTGATGTAGGTGGAGGCGATCTTGCCCAGCGAGTGATTGAGCAGCATCTCGCCGATGTGGCCGTCGACGCCAAGGTCAGTCCACGCGGTACGGGCCACCTTACGCAGGTCGTGACTCGTCCAAGCACCCTGCCCCAGTCGCGTGAATACCGCGCTCGCCTGGTTGTCGCTCAGTGCCTTGCCACGCCGTGACGGGAACAGGAACGGCCCCTCGTAGCCCTGGGCGTTTTGCCGAGTGCGGTATAGCTGTAGGAGCGAACACACCTGGTCGGTCAGCGGCACCCGCAGCTCGGTCTTGGTTTTTGTGTGCTCTGCCGGGATGAACCACTCACGCTCTGGAAGCGCGATATCGGCCCAGCGGGACTGCCGGGTCTCACCGATGCGGGTGCCGTGGCACAGCATCATCAAGGCCAGCATGGCGTCACCCGGTGCGCTGTCGAAACGGTCGGCCAGCAACATCACCAGATCGGGCAGCTGAACATCGCGCAGGCGGGCCGGCTTGGGCTGGACGCGCGCCGTGGTGAACTGACTGAATTTAAGTTCAGCGACGGGGTTGACGATGATTAGGTCCAGCTTGCGTGCCTGACGGAACGCCATGGCGACAAGCCGGAACAGCTGCTGCACATACGACAGCGACAGTTCCGCCTGGGCCGGCCACATCAGCAGCTTGTCCAAGGTCTGGGCGCTTACATCGCTAATCAGCAAATCATCCAGGCGCGGCTTGAGCTGGCAGCTGATCGCGGACTTGATAGCGGCTCGGCGCTTGTCGGAGAGTGCGCGCGACTTGGCCATGCGATCACCGAACCAGTCGAGCAGCTCACCCACGGTCACCCAGCCTGAAACACTGGCAGCCCCCTCAGCAGCCACCCGCAAGCGTACCGCTGGCAGGGCTGCGATGACCTGCTTGGTGCCCAGGTCGGGAAAACCGCCGATGCGGTGCCATTGACGCTTGTTGAGAAAGTACCAGGAGCCGCGTGTGCGGCTCTTGGCGTAACGGAAATGCAGGGCCGGATAGCTGGCGTCCCGCAGGTCACGCACATGCTCACGCGTGGCATTGCGCACGATCTCGGCATCCGACAACTTCACCGTCAGCGTTTTGACTGGGCTGCTCAAGCACTCACCTTCCCTTCTTTGATCAAAATAGCCTGGGTGCGCATAACACCTTCAGCGTGACGCTGACGGACCTCCTCACGACTTAAGGCATTACCGCGACTATCACAGGCGTCATGGCAGGACGAGCAGGCCCAGGCCCCCTGCAGGTCGTTTGGCTTAAAGCCAACACCACAAGTACCTGCCATACGGTAATGCGCCAGTACGGTCGTTTCAGAATTCCCATTACAGATACCCTCCAGCCTTATTTGGCATTCGCGGCCGCGAGCGGCTTTGGTCAGCTTGGTTTGGCGAGTCATTGGCCGGTCTCCTGCGCGGCGTGCAAATCAACCACCTGGAAAGTCGTTGGCCACATACCGGCGCCGTAACGCAGGGCCATTCCCTCGTCCGCAAACAACGCGAGGGCGTGATCGGGCGTGCTGCCCAAGTCCATCTTGAAAGAACAGCAATACACCGCGAAACGGTAAGAACCAGAATCGGGAATCGCCAAGTGTCGTTCAGACATGGATCACTCCTGCATAAATTGTCATCCAAACTGCGACCGTCAGCCCGATCAGAATGGAGGCAAGCAAAACCATAAAAGTGCAGTACACGAACAGCTCAAGGTGCTTATGCGCTCTCATGGCTGCCCCCCAGCCTTCTTGCTTGCCTCAAGCTGACGCATGGTCGCGCGCAGCGTCTTGAGGTCGTAAATGCGGATCAACGCCCGCGAGCTCTTGTTCGCCACAGCGGCAATTGCGCACCCGACAACAAACAGCGCCGCCGAGATCAGCAGAACGCCGCCGCCGACCATTGAGCCGTAGCCAAGCCATAAAGCGATTGACTCCAGGGTCATGACTGCTCTCCCTTGCCCATGGCCGCGTCGATGGCCTTGCACGCCAAATCGACCTTGCGATACCAGTCCTTGAGCTTGCGGTAGCCTTGATCGCTGTGTTGCCCGTGAATCTCTAGGTCTTCCAGAGCTGAGTCCAATTCAGGAAGAAGCACTACCAGCGATGAATTTGCGCGAAGCGCCTCGTTGTCAGCCTTCAGCTCAGCATTCACCCGCTCGTAGGCTTCGTAGCCGGTCTTGAGGCCGGCGAGTTGGGCGCGGAGCTGGTCGCGCTCGATGGTCACAGCCAAGGTTTCGGTGATGGCCCGCCCAACCTCTTGATGCA